TTTGGCAAAGAGAAGCGCCGAGGGAGCAATCTCGGCGCAGTCTCTTCGAAAGGGTGTCCAATGAGACATTGTCATTATAGCACAGCGTGACACACTGGGGTAGGTGTGCCACGCTGGTGGAGCGGGGATGCTCCGGAGCTGGGGAAGCTCATGCGCCTAGTATATGCTACGTGACCACGCTCGTCAACTGTGCGATGTGGACGAAGGGCGACTCCGTGAGTGTGTTCTCCGCTGCTTGGTTTATCGTCGTATTTGCCGACGGCACGACGCGGATTTGCACCACGTCGCCAGTGGCAAAGTAGCGCATGATCGTGCCCGTGTGATACGTCGTGGCCACATACGAATTGCCGAAGTATCCGATGGTCGTCCCATTGACAGTGACCTGCGTTGCCAGCGTCACGGACGCCGCCGTGGCGATACGTGTCTGCACGAGGTAGTAGCCTGCGGTGGGTATCGTGATGTCCGTCGTCGTCCACGTGATGCCTTGGCCACGGGTCTGCGTCTGCCACGTGATGAGTGTGCCCGCCGTCGTGATGGCGAGGGTCGCACTGCGCGTCAGCGTAATCGCCGCAGCGGGTTGCTCTTGGCGCATGAGGTCGGCGACGCTTGATGCCGTGCGGACAGCGACATTAGTTAGGGATGAGTCCGACATTGATTGACTCCGCTCCTTGCTGTGACAAACTCAGCTCTATCTGGGCTATCTTGCGCGTGACCGTCGCCGACCCCGTGTAGACGCCGACGAGGTCGCCGAAGAAGTAGTCTCTGCCGTAGCGTAGCGCATCGCTTTGTAGGACGACGGCGTCCACCGCACTGCGCTGGCGTGTGGCGTTGCTTAGCACCATGTCGCCCAGTGCTTGGTACTCTGCTGTGGTCTTCTGATTGCGTGCATCGGCGTAGCCTTCACGGAGGTCAAGACCCGTCGGCAGTGACGCAGGTCGCGTGACGATAGCCCTCGCCGATCCCTCGCCTTGCCCAGCCACCACCACAGCGGTCACGTCGTCGATGCGTGCGGTGCGGATGACGAGCTTGCCGATGGTGCCGTTGTCGATGCTAAAGACCACGCTCGCGCTTCGGTCGGTACCGAGTTGCCCCGTGTACCATGTGAAGGTGAAGGTGGCTGGCGCCGTGTAGACCAAGGCGAAGTCACCGCCAGCGCTGAGCTGGACACGCTGCAGGGCTTGAAGCAAGTTCATCTGTGCCACGCTGATGGTCAGCGATGTCCCTGCGCCGGTCGTCGCCGATGCTGTGGCGCCGGTGATGCGCCCGTCAAGGAATCGCCCATTGGCGGTCGTCGCTGATGAGCCGATATTCTGATTAAACAGCGACTTCATGATGGTCTCGGCAGGCTGTGCGGTGTACTGCGACTTGTTGGCGACGCCAGCATAGTAGGCGACTTGGCGATCGGCGAGGAGCGCATTGAAGCCCACCGCTTGGATGTCGTAGACGGTCTGGTCGGTGATGGTCTGCGTGATGCCACGGATGATGCCGGCAAACTCTCTGTAGCTGGCGATGCCCGCCTCGATGTCCTGCCGATACACTTCGATGATACCACCATAGACGATAGTTGACACCGACGGCGACGTGCCACCAAGGCGCATCGCCAGCACGTCGATGCCGTTGACGATGCGCGTCACCTTGATGGCCAGAAAGTCCACGACGGTGGCTTGCAGTGTGCCTGCGGAGTTGTAGACCTGAACGGTGTACAGCGGTGCCATGCTATGCCCTTACGATTTTTAGGCTGCCATTGGTGATGGTGCGTGTCGTGCCAGAGGTCTGGTAGAGCGATGCCTTGACCGTCGCACCGGCGCTGAGAAAGACCATGCCAGAGGCGACGGTGGTCAGACCATAGGTCAGATTTGTGGCCAGCACCGACTGCCATTGTACATCCATGGTCGAGTAGGTGAAGCCGGTGCCCGTCACCGCGATGCGACGCACGCCCGTGGTGTTGCTGTCCCAGATACAGCGTGCGTCGACGTGGTAGACGCCGGCTAAGTTTACGGTAAAGACGCCGGTCGTCGTGTTGACGCTGATGGAGCCGTCGCCTGACAGCGCACTGACCGAAAAGCCTACCATGTCCGTTTCCGTCGCCGTCGGTACATTCAGCACGCCGGTGGTGTCCATATATCCATAGACCTGCGACGGCACTTGCAGAGACGTGCTATATGGAAACGCTGGGGTAATTGTCGAGATGACACCGGCGGCGACCGTGACGGTGCCCAAGGTGATGACATTGGCAGCGCCGACTGCCGTGGTGATGGTCGAGGTCTGCGCCGTGGTGGCGACGGCAGCGCGAATCGTCGACGCGGCGACCGTGGTGCCACCTGCGCCCGTCTGTGTCACCGTCACCGTGCCTGCCGTGTTATTGGCGACGAGTAGCACGTTGTACGTCCCCGTCAGACCCGAGGTGCTGATGGTGACGGAGCCGTTGGTCTCGTAGGTGTAGCCGTTGATAATTGCCGCGCCGTCGGCGATGGTCAGCGTGGATGTCGTGAGCCCCGACATGGCCATATATGACCCGAAGAGTGTGATGCCGGTGCCGTCGCTTTTTTGCGCATTGGCTCGCCAGCGTGATGAGTCATAGCCACCGGCAGGACCATCGCCCGTGCCAGACGTCGCCCATCCAAGTGATCGTTCAGTAGATGCCATTGTGTCCTCCATAGGCGGAAATTTTTTTTACCCAGTCTCTGAGTAGAAAAAAATTCCGCATTACAAAGCCAAATCCGGAAAAAAAAATTTTTACCCAGCCTCTACTATATCCCGATGTAGCGGGTGTAGTATGTCAAAGTGACCTCAGCCGGCGACGACGATGCCGACGATGTGATGGACAGCGAGTTGACTCCGCCCGTCGCTGTCGGTGCGTTGACGATTGCCCATGTGGCCAAATTCGAGCCCGCAGTGACGTCGGCGATTTTGTTGACGCCTGCCGTAGTCTTGACCGTCTTATATCCATAGCGCAGGTCGAAGATGTACGTGGTGCCGGCAGGGATGGCGACGGCGCCGAGGCTGATGACTTGCCCCGTCGAGTTGTTGGTGATGGTCAGTCCAGTGATGGGTCCGACGGCGGTGATGATGGGGTAGCTCAGCCACGTCCCTGCATAGGTCACTGTGGTGGTCGAGTTGATTGACGCCGTGCCCATGGTCAGCGGTATCGCCATGGGGATGGCGAAGGCGGTGCCAGCGATTGACGGTGTGAGTGTCAAGGTCACTGGCGTCGAGTCGTACCATGTCGGGTCGGCGGCGCGAAGCTGAATCACCGCACGCACGGCGTAGCCCGCCTTGGCATCGACGTCGAAGCTCAGTCCCCCTAGCACAGTGCAGTCAATACTGCGACTGAATGTCGCCGTCGCCACGGTCAAGGTGCCGACCACGTTCGACGGCGTGAAGACGGCGAGGAGCCTCGCCCGTGCAGCGTAGTGCTGGTCGATTGTCGTCGCATCAATGAAGAGTGGCACTTGGAGGACACGCGGGTCGAGGCGGAAGTCGATGTCGCTGTCGCCTTGCTGGAGTGGTCCACGCTGTGTGATACGGTGCAGCGATGCCATGCCGAAGCCTTGGTCGCCAAGGTAATTTACCGTCATGCCCAGCGTGGCGTCGTATCCATTAAGCACGAGCGACGTGCCACCGACGGTGTATGTGATGGTGTATGCCATTAGACACCCCCTGCGAGTAACTGCATCGCACGCACGTCGCTCATGATGTCAGACTGACTTTGCGCCGTGGCGTAGTTGGCAGTGAGGTAAAAGTTTTGAATGGTCTGCTGTGTGGCACCGACGGCACTGCCCACCGTAGCGCCCATGGCACTGGCCACGTCGCCCGACGTGCGTGCAATACCGGCGGCGATGCCTTGACCGATGGGCGCACCGATGGCGTCGGCGAATAGCTTCGATGGTGACGCGATGCCCAGCAAGTCTTTGAGCCACTTCACTGCACCATTGACGATGGCACCGAAGGCGTCTTTGAGTTTTTGCGCCATGGACTCCACACCGTCGATGACCCCTTGCATGATGTCTTTGCCCATTTGCTTGGCTTTGTCGATGACCTTCGTGATTGACTCGACGATGCTGGTGATGGTGTCCGTCCACCACTTTTCGATGTCGCTTTTCAGTTCACCACTAAAGACGTAGTTGATGGTGTCGTAGAGCTTCATAAAGTTGTCGATGGTGTCGGTGATGTAATCCACGATGAGCGGGAAGACAAACTTGATGATGGGCACCAAAATCTGCACAAGGATCTCCGCGACTTTTATCACGGCGCTGACTATGTTGCCCAGAAACTCACCGATGGGCGCCAGCTTTTCGCCTTCGGTTGAGATATCGCCAAAAGCTTCACTGACGACGTCGCCAAGCGGTGCGAGTTGTGTGTAGGCATCTTCAAGGGCGACGACGAACTCGTCCCAGATTGGACCGACGATTCCCCAGAAAATATTGAACTGGTCAGTGACGGCGACCATGACTTCATCGAAGACGGTCCGAAGTTCCTGCGCCGTCGTCATGACGATGTCGATGGCGTCGGTGATTGATGTGAAGATGCTGTCCCAGTCCACCGTGGTGATGGCGTCGCTGATGCCAGTGAAGACGGACTCGAAGAGGCTTTGCAGTCCGACCCAATCGACGCTATCAATCCAATCTTTGAAGGCGGTCGCCATGTCTTGCACGGCTGGCACGATGTACGCCACGGCGAAGCGCCCAAGCTCCTGCAGGATGGGCAACAGCGCCTCGCCGACGGTTTGCTTGGCGTCGTTCATCTGCTCTTCGAGGACTTTCATCTGGCCAGCGTAGGTGTTGACCGCAGCTGCCGCACTGCCACCGAATTGCGAATTAAGTTCGCCAAGGATAAGCTCCTGCGCCCCTGCGACGTCGCCCAAGTTGACCATCTCTTCAATCATCGCTTTTTGGTCGTCGGTGAATTGCACGCCGACTCGGCTCAATGCGCTGATTCCGCCGATGGGGTCATTGAGTGCTTTGCCGACTTGCACCGTCGCCGATTGCAAGTCCATGCCCATGGCTTGGCTCATGTCGAGGATTGCCGATGTGGCATCCTCGAATTGCACACCTTTGATTTCTTTGAAGGTCGCAAGGACATTGGTGGCGCCAAGGATGGCGTCATCGCTAAAGAGCGACATGCCACTGGCTGCGCTCAGGTCGCTGGCCAAGCCTGCCATCTCTTCGGCAGTGAATCCCGCTGCCATGCCTGTGGACTCAATGACGGCTTGCGTCTGGGCGAAGACGTTCTGAAACTCCGTCGCCTCTTTGATGCTGTCGGTAAAGAACTCGCCGACCATCTGAAGCCCACTGCCGACAGCGTTGATGGCCGCCTCGCCGATCCGTCGCATGGCACCGGTGGCGATTTCGCCAAGGACATCGAAGCCACCGCCGGCAGACTTCGCGGTCTTCTCGAGTCCGCCGACGGCGCGCTC